GAGATTACTACGCGTCTCGTGGGCTCGGAGATGTGTATAAGAGACAGTATATATACTACAATGGCGTTGTCTTGTTGGACGCTGTTGGACGTGTTGGATTGCCATTTTTCAACCATCCAACTGGCTCCGTCCAACAAAAACGGCAAAAAATGCGGCTTGTTGGACGTGTTGGACGTCCTCCAACAGTATTTTCTTTATAGTAAATTTGTATAACTAAATAATAATCAGTAACTTTAATAATGCTGTTGGACTGTAGGACAGTTGGAAGCAAAAATAAACAAAAACGGTTTCAAAAATTTTTTTTAAGGAAATGAGCATGATTACGACGAGTATTTCAATTACACCTTACCTGGCTGAATATCTGCGTGGAAAGTACAACAACGGTGCGGATGAACCTTTCCGTATTCCTGACAATACGGACTTGTACCATGTGATATGGACGCTGATGTCGCGGCGTCATCAGAACCAGTCTCCCATAGATGACGGTAATCTGACTATCATACTCCCGGAGAGGCGTATCGGTAAGGATCCGGAAATATACAACTATCTGTCTCCACGGTCGGCCAAAATCATAGAAACGGAAATACGCAGGATGTTCAACCGGGAACTTCATACGGCAATGGACGAGAACGACTTGAACGGGCATGAGTTGAACAATCTCGATATCGTTCACAATTTCCTATGTGCGTATTGCATAGACAGCATCAGTGAGGATGCGTTGCTGAAGAACTTCTATCGGTGGCGGGAGAACATCCGCAAGCGGAAAAAACGCCGCGAATATAAAAAGAAGTTAAAAAACGGCTAAAAAATCACCGACCGAACTATGCGTTTTGTCCCAAAATGGCGGACAAAATGTCCTATGTATGGCGAACTTGTTGAATTACAAATAAATATCCTAATATGAAAGAACTTTCCATTCAGATTAAAGTCTATCCGGTGAGTAACATGCGCCAGGATGTCTATCGGTTCATGGCCGATGAGTTTGAGTTTACTCCGGTACCGGAATCTTCAGAGGCGGGCCGCTGTTTCAATTGCAATAAAGATATAAGCATAAGCCTTCCTCCATCCGGAGTGATGAAAGACTTCCTGGCAGGCAGGTTCTGCATTGTCGAGTTCACTGACACCAGGCACCGGAGTTTCCGGATCGGGGACAAAAAAATACCCGCCATTGTCTCGATATCCCCCAATCTGAATTCGGCGACTCTTAAAATTGAATGCAAAATGCTCAGTTCCCCGCTATTGTAGCGTCCTTCTCCCCTTTCTGCAGGCTGCCTATCTTCGCTGAAAAGATACGCAATGAACAGAACTTATCTACGCCAGCTTCTTACTTTAAATATACACCGGCTTCTTATCACGGCAGAGGGCTTGTCTTCTGCCATGATAGAGGCTTTTCCATTGGTGCCCGCTGACAGTCTGCAGCCGACATCCTTTTTCTTCAATGAAAATCCTCCCACATATAAAGAGACATCGAAAAAGGCCCTTTCACTTCTTCAGCAGGAAATGAAGGCCCGTTCGGAACTCCAGGGTATAACCGTCACCGATGACTTCTCTTCTGACGAACTTCCTGAAGGCAGTATCGCCTATCACCGTATCTGGGGATTCATCACCTCAGATTGTCAGTGGTATTTCTCCTCCAAGCAGTTCGAACGGGACCTGCTTGCGGCAGAAGCCAATCCGGCCATAACCTGCCATTTCCTGCATGTGAACTCTCCGGGAGGGGAAGCATGGTATATGGACAGACTCAGTGAGACGATGCGCTCACTCGGCAAACCTGTCATGACATTGGTGGAGCAGTGCAACTGTTCGGCCAGCTATTATATAACCTGCCATTCCAGTTTCATTGCCGCACTCACGGCCTATGATACCATCGGCTGCATAGGAACCATGATTTCCACTTGTAACTATGACGGATGGTTCGAAAAGATGGGTCTCAAACTCATCCAGGCCAAAGCCACGAAATCAGACCTGAAGAATAAAAAGACGGATGACTTGCTCAGAGGGAAACCGGAACAGTACATCAAAGAAGAACTGGATCCACCCAATGAACAGTTCCTTGCCGCCGTTCTTGCGTCCAGACCGCAACTGGGCAGCCTGCCGGAAGACGACCCGGTATTCCGTGGTGAAACGTTCGATACTCCGCATGCCATCGATAAAGGGCTGGTTGACGCCTCCATGACTTTTCCCGAAGCTGTGGTCAAGGCTGTAGAGCTCGGTCGCAGCTATATGGAGATTGAGAATATAAAAAGAAGTGCTCTCAACTATTTATAACTTAACTTTTGTTTATCATGAATTTAAAGGAAAGAATTCAGACCGTCCTGCAGAAACTGAATATGCTGGACAAAGCGAAAGCCAATCAACTGACCCAAGAAGAATGGGGACAGATAGTCAACTCCTATAATCAGGAGTACCAGTCTATCCTTCAGGATGACTTGGCTGCGGACCAGGCGGCGCAACGGCAAACGGTTGCCGTCACCCAGGAACAGATTGACCAGGTACAGTCCATTCTTGGAAGTATCGTCAATCCGGTACAAACCAATTCAACAACCACGGAAGAGGAAAATAGTGGGAATGGACCGGTGCAGACCATTTCACAGCCAGCCAACGGTGAAGGCCTGGTGCAACTGGCCACCGCTGTGCAGAGCCTGGTTGACAATATGAACAACCGCGCGGAGGATGATATCCCTTCCCGGACAGTGACAGCCGCTTCCATCATGTTCACGGGACCGGCAGACCGTTCCCGGTATCTTTTCGGTATCGAAAACCAGATGTTCTCCATGTCCGAACGTTGGAACAAGATTGCTGTCAATCCGGCCTCCGCTTCTTCTTACGGTCCATGGAATGAAGAGATTGAAGGGGCCGCTTTCCGTCGCCAGGCCGTTACTTTCTCCCGTTCACTGCAGCAGCGTTACGATTATCTGCACAGAAACGGCATGCTTGACGCCAAACGTCTGGCAGCCGGAGAATTCAGTACGAACTACGAAGGGGTGGATACAGCCGGTGTGGGCAACCAGTATGTGGTTCTGCGTCAGGACTATTTGATTGCCCGTGTACTCTCAGTCCGCGACCTCACGCAGTATTTTCCCGTCCGCTATGGAATTCAAGACCATGACCTCGTGTTCAATGCCTTCTTCTCCGAAGTTTCCCAAGCTTACCAGCAGGGTGAAATCTGGAAGGGTGACATGAAGCTTGAAAACGAGATGGGTCATGTGGATGATGCGATGATCAAGCTCAAGTTCGGTCCGATGAAAGAACTGGAGCGCATGTACATCGCTTATCTGAACAAGGAAGGCTCCGATCCTATCAAGTGGACCATGATCGAGTTCTGCATCCTGAACTCATTGGAAACTGCGCAGGTGGAGCAGAACAAACGCCGTATGCGGGGTATCTATGTCAAGCCGGAAACGGGTGTCGCAGGCAGTTACTTGAACGCATCGACCGGAATCATATACACACTGGTCCGCTACATGCATGAGTTTAAGATTCTTCCCCATGACGATGAGTCCTATCGCAGCTACACGGCTTCCAACATGTTGGATTCCGTTCAGGAGTTTGTCGGCGATGTGGTGGCATCCTGCACAGAAGACATGGATCTTGACCGCCACGTCCTCTATCTGAATAAGACCCATCTTCCCTGGTGGATTAAGAATGTCCGCGCCAAATATGGAAAGGACATTGATTTTTCCGGTCCGGACAGTTACCGCAATGTGGTACCTGACACAAATATGCGTATCATCTGGTTGCCTTACCTCGGTCAGCTTCCCCTCATGTTCATGGATGTTCCGGGCAACCTCCAGTTCCTGGAATTCGTACCGGGCGAGATGCTCTCTATCAAGGTGAAAGAGGACATGGAACTGGTAAAGGCATGGTCCACCTGGAAAGAAGGTACCGCCGCTTCGTTCACCGGCCGCCGTTTTGACAGCCTGGAAAAACTGAAGGCCAACAATTACGAATGGCAGCAGATCTTCATGAACAAACCTGCCGTCGATATGGCAGCGGACGCGACCACTGTCGATGCTTCAAAGGGATTCTGGCAGATAACAGCGGCCAACACTGCCGCCAAAGCCATTACGGACATTACGGGAGCCAAAGCCGGTGTAGCCTACATCATTGAATGTGGCAGTACCGAGAATGCCACTACCATCGCCAAGTCGGACAAGTTTGCCGGCATTACGGAAGCTTATACTCCGACCAAAGAGGGTGACTATATCATGGTAATCCTGAACAGCAAGGGTAACTTCCTGGAACTGGAACGTCAGGTAGGCGGTGTACGCAAGGTGAACGCTGCACTCCAGCCCAACATTCCTGGAGTCAGATAATTGGTTGTCTATAAGAACAGATTGTTTTCAGGTAGCGCGGGGCGGGTCCACTTAAGCCCGCTCCGTTTTTTATAACTTAAAAATTAAAATTGTATGAAAGCAAAAAGAATTTCAAATCCTTTCCGTAAAGGGAACCAGGCCGCCCGTAAGATGCAGGTTCGGTTTTTCCTTTCGCTGATGGTGCTTCTGGCACTCGTGTTTATTCTTGATATGGTCATGTCTCCCGGTTCTGTGCTGGGAATTTACGGATTTTCCGGTACCACACTGGCCGCCATGATGGTCATCGGTGACGTGGACGATGTATCCGACCGTAAGACGCACGGCTCGAATATAGCCTACAAGATTTACCTGGTGGATGTCGACCAGATAAATTCCGATGTACCCTTTCCGCTTCCAAACCAGCAGCGTGAGATAAGCACCATCCCGATGAAAGCCGGACAATACATGAAGTACTTTGCGGCGCACGATATTCCCACCTACACTTCAACCGGTGAGAAAGGTGACATTACCACCAGCGGTACCAACACTTTTGTTGCCGTCATGGGCGGCATGCGTGACCAGCTGCTCGATTTCATTGAACAGCATGCCGGAGGCAAGTTCATCATCCTTTTCAAGGAAGTGGGCGATGCGCAGTGGTACATCCTCGGCAACTATGACCGTCCGATGGTACTCTCCTCCTTCGAGTCCAAAAATGACAAGGACGGGCGTTATGTAACCTATACCTTCACACGTACAAGCATTGACCAGTACTACAAGTATACGGGCGATATTGTCCGTGCTCCGGCAGCTGCTCACACGGCTGGCGCAACGGCACTTGCCATTAAATCCACCAACAACCGTTATACCATCCCCGATGGCAATGAAGGCACATACGCCATTTCCACTGTCAGCGGATTGACAGCCAATGATAAGGGACGTTACATCACACTTGAGGGTACCGGTACCAACAAGGCGGCCACCATTGCCGACGGCAACAGCTTTGTGCTTGAGGATGGAGCTACCTGGACAGCCAAAGCGGGTTCCTCCATCACCTTCATGGTGCTTGATGCCTCTACACTTGTCGAGGTATCCGGCAGCCGTGTGCAGACAGCTTAGTAAAAAACACCTCTTACAAGTCAGCAGAATTCCCTTATAGGCAGCGTGTTGGCTTGTAGGACTTAAATCTGTATGTTATGTATAGTTTCAAAGAAAAGAAGACACATTTCGTAGCTCTCCGGAATCCGGATGTGGCACAATATGACCTTGAGTTACTGGCTAAAGAAGTTCCTGGATTTCCGCAGCTTGCCACATTCTCACGCAACCCCAAACGTTATGCCGATGATATCCTTTATGCTTTGTTAGATTGTGCCACACGTGAGGAAATACGTGAGTATCGCCGGGCTATGATTGCAAAAAAGGCAAAAGAGGCTGAAGATGCCGGAGAAAAGAAAACAAAAGGTCCTGCCACGAAAAAGACGGCCGGAAAAAAACAGCAAATGCCCGAAGGGGAAACAACACATACCGAAGAGACCGGTCCACATGATGACGTGGAAAAGCCTAAAACAGCTCCGGCAGACAACTCGGCAGAAGAGTTGAAACAAGTGCTTGAAGAAGCGGAAGCCCGTGCTGAAGAAGCCGAACAGCGTGCCGATGAAGCGGAGGAAGCCAGGGATGAAGCGGAAGCTCGTGCCCGGGAGACTGAGCAGGCTCTGGAAGAAGAGAAAAAAAAAGAGCCGGCCAAAGAAACTCCGGAAAAGTCCAAAAGCAAGAGGAATACCCGCAAATCGACTGGGACAACCTCTTCGACCCGCAAGTCCAAATAGCCACACTCATCTACAACGACCGTGTGGTCACTTGGAAACAGATGAAGCAGCTCGACGAAAGTCTGGAAAGAAAACCGCAGAAGCGTGACATCATGGACATGGTGGAACTGCGTATCCGTAATCTTCAGGCATTCGATGAGCTGCAATCGTTCAACGACACTGGGAAGTTCCTCTACATTCATCCGCTCATAGCACACCAGTCAGAGAGAGCACAACTGGAGAAGCTGCTGCAGACGGACCCGCAGGAGTTCCTGCGCCTGCATAAGAATGTGACAGACAATATCCGCAGATACGAGTGTTACCTGAAACGCGCTGACAGGCAAAACAAACGCACCCAAGACAAGGAGAATCTCCGACGTCACCGTGAACGGGAATCACTGTTCAAAGCAATATTGCAAAAATTCAATTCGAAGTAAAATGGAAAAGCTGATAGAAGTATTTAATTTGGGTGGTTTGCCTACTGCCCCGCTGGATTCGTTCTTGGAGCTTCAGGAAGACTTCAAGAAGTCTGATCCTGACAAATTATCGAAACTGCAGATGCTTATCATCACCCGTGGTTTCAAGTATGCATTCAAAGCCTGGCAGGATCCGGACGGAAAGCTCTGGATTATCGATGCCCATCAGAGACGGAAAGCACTGCTTGCATTGCGCAAGTCCGGGTTTACAATACCGGAAATACCTTATGAACCCATTTTTGCGGCAGACAAGAAGGAAGCGGTAGAAGAAATCGCAGCCTATAATTCCGAGTTTGCCACCAGGAATCCGGATACCCTGCTGTTCAAAAAATATAATATAGATTCTGACACCCTGCAGCGCTTCAACCTGGGTTATGAGGTCAAGACCACTGATTTCGGGCAGCTATCTCCCTTGTTTGCCCAAGAGCATGAGTCGGAAAATGTGCAGGAAGATGCCACCGATTTTAATGTTCCTGCATCTGAAGATACTGTAATTGCCAGACCCGGCGATATATGGTTGCTCGGCAGTCACCGGCTGATGTGTGGCGATTGCCGTTCCAAAGCGGACATCACGGCGCTGATGGACGGGCAGCATGCGGACTTGTGCGTCACAGACCCGCCGTACAATGTGAACTATGAAGGCGGTACAGAGGAGGAACTCACCATTCAGAACGATTCCATGGAAAACGACTTGTTCGCCACCTTTCTCAAGCAAGTGTTTTCTGTCATGTTTGCCGTACTCAAGCCGGGAGGATCCTACTATATATTCCATGCGGACAGTGAAGGCGAGAATTTCCGGGCTTCTCTCAGGAAAGCGGGATTCAAGATTGCACAATGCTGCATCTGGGTAAAGAATACTATGGTGATGGGACGCCAGGATTATCAATGGCAGCATGAACCTTGTCTATATGGCTGGAAACCGGGTGCCGGACATCAATGGAATTCCGACCGTAAGCAGACTACCGTCTGGAATTTCGACAAGCCGCAGCGCAATGCCATACATCCGACAATGAAGCCCATAGCCCTTATGGCATATCCCATATCCAATTCCAGCACTCCCGGTCAGATAGTCCTCGACATCTTCTCCGGATCCGGTTCAACCCTCATGGCATGCCAGCAGATAGACCGTATCTGTCATGCTATGGAGATAGACCCGAAATATGTTACCGCCACCATTTACCGATACCGCGCCATGTTCCCTGGACAGCCCATCCGGTTAGTCCGGAACGGAGAATTACTGGATGTGAAACAGACAGCTGATATGATAGCTGACCAAAACAAGGTAATCCAATGAGACATGCATCACTTTTCAGCGGAATAGGTGCGCCGGAATTGGCCGCTTATTGGTTGGGTTGGGAAAATGTATTCCATTGTGAAATCAACCCATTTTGTAGACAAGTACTTAATTATTGGTTCACTAATTCAAAAAGTTATGAGGATATCACAAAAACAGATTTTAGAGAATGGCAAGGGAAAATTGATGTCCTCACGGGAGGATTTCCATGCCAACCGTTCAGTGTGGCCGGAAAGAGAAAGGGAACAGAAGATAACCGCTACCTCTGGCCGGAATTTAAACGTGCCATACGGGAAATCAGACCGCCTTGGGTTGTTGGTGAGAATGTTGCTGGCATCTTATCAATGGTACAACCCGGCAAGAAGGCTGACATGGAAAGTATGCCGGCTACGGAGCATGAGGATAAACAGGAGTTTGTCATCGAAACCATCTGCAAGGACCTTGAAGCCGAAGGATATACTGTCCAACCGATTGTTATACCGGCTTGTGCCGTCGGTGCGCCCCATAGAAGAGACAGAGTCTGGTTCATCGCTTGTAACAACAGCTTCAGATTACGAAAAAAAAAGAGTGAAGGAAAATCGGATACGGATGGCAGAATACCTCCGTACGAATTTGTTGCAGACTCCCACGACTGTCCAACGTTGCGAAGCACCGGAAAAAATGAAGGAAAGGGCACTCAAAAAGGGATACAAGAACGGAACGACATACAACAGTCTGCTAAGCCAGCTTGTTTATGGGGGACTTCTTCCTACTCCTCAAGCGGCAGACAGTTCAATTGGTGCAGTAATAGGACAGAACGACCGCTTTATCATTACGAAGAACGGGATGTTTCGGAAAGTGAATCAGAACGGTTCGAACGGAAGTGTAGGACTTGGAAGGATTTTCCATCTGATGAGCACACCGACTGCATCGGATTGGAAGGGAGGCTCGACAAGGAAAAACCCCTCTCTCCAGAGAACGAGTCTGCGTGGGGAAATACATGCGGATTACGGTATTGGGAAGACTTCCCAACTCAACCCCCTATTTGTCGAGGAGATGATGGGATTTCCGACCTATTGGATACTGATGCCATTTTTAAAGGCTCCCGGTCCATCCGTCAAAACCCTTATTCCAGATGGAGGACAGAAGCTATAAAAGCCTATGGAAATGCCATGGTGCCGCAAGTGATATATCAGATATATAAGACCATCAACGAAATAGAACAATAACATGAAAAATGAAATCAGTCCAACTTCAAATGTCGATAAGGCCACCTTGATAGGTGACGAATATGTATCCCAGGTGCGTACTTTCGGTGCCTTGGGGTACACTCCCCAACGTATATGTACGCTTCTCGGCCTGCGTGGGAAAGAAAAAACGGCACTTATAGTCCGTCTGTCGATACCCGGTGACGTATATTACGACGCCTACCGTAACGGTTGTGCCCTGGGAGAATACAATATCGATGCCGAACTTGCCAAGAAAGCCGAGACCGGTGATGTGTCGGCCATTGAGACCTTGGAAACACGTAAGCAGGAACGGACAGTCAAAGACTTAAGAAACCAACTCTTTGGAATATGACCAGACTCGACACCCTTGATAAGATACATCCGGACTTGATATCCGCATTCCTCACCACCGGAAAGTGTGACGGCATTCCTGCCGATGTGCAGTTATTTCTCAAGCAGCTGCAATGGGCAGCGGAGATTTACGAATACGAGCGTAACATCACCCGTGCCGCCAAGCAGCTGCGCCAGCGCATCAATGCCCAGCAGCAGATAAATGTGGATGAACGTACATGCAAGGCACGCATTTATGCGGCCATCAATTACTTCAATATCGACAACAATGTGTCCATCAAGGTGTGGGAGTCCAACTATGCCGACAAGTACGAGGATCTTGCCAAGCTTTGTGCGGCTGCCGGTGACTACAAGACCCAGGGCAAGTGCTATGCCGCCGCCCTGGAGTGCCGTCGCCGTGCCGCCGAGATTGCCGAAGCCGACCGTAATCTGGGAATCGTTTTCCTGATATCTCCCGAGCTTACTCCGGAAGACCTGGGATACAGCAAGGCCTCTCTGAAGGAGATTGCCTCCAAGCACAATAAAGGCTTCTATCTGAACCTGATAGAGAACCTTCCCATCGAGAAGGCCGAAAAGAAGCGCCTGCTGCGCGATGCGGATATTGAGGAAGCTGAATACGAAGAACTTAATGAAGAGTGAGATGGAAACAGATATTGAAACCACTTCCCGGTTTGAGGAATACTACATGAACCAGATGCAGATACTGGTCAATGTCATCGATGCCAACAACATATTTGCCGAGGTGGCGCGTGCAGGTGGCAAGACGGAAGGTATCACCGGCCCACGTATCATCCGTGTGGCCAATGACATGCCAGGCGAACTGTCGTTTCTGGTACATAAGACCTACGTTGCCCTGATGACGAACGTATGGCCCAACCTTCAGGCTTATTTCTCCAGGGAAGTCACCGTAGGTGGGAAGGCGCGCTCCATGCTGGAATATGGTATTGACTATGTGGTGGGCGAAAATAAGCTCCCTTCTCATTTCCGCAAGCCCCGATATCCCATATCCTACCCCAAACACAGTGTCGTTTTCCGGGATGGCCATCACATCCAGTTGGTAAGTTCGGACCAGCCGGAGTCCGTTGCCGGACGCTCTGCCGTCCACGCCATCATTGAAGAGATGAAACACAACAAAGGGGAGAAATTGAAAACCCGCTTGTTCCCTTCCCTCCGTGGTGCCAGTGCCGAAATACGCCGGTCACCTTATTACCAAGGTATCACGGGCGTATCCGATACCGCGCGTGTGGATCTCGGCGAAGATGACTGGTTCGAGGAATATGAGAAGAATATGGATACGAAACTGATGGAGGAAATTTCTACAGTTGCGCTTCATGTAAATGCAGCTATCTATCAGAAATACAAGCTCATAAATTCCCAACGGGAAACGACAAATCCCGTTACCCTTGAACATATCCGTCTTGAAATCATCAGGCAGGACCGCATCATATCCTTATGGCAGCCCCGCCTGGCAGACATGCGCCGTAACTCCACGTTGTACGTCCGTGCCAGTTCCTTCTGCAACAAGGATATTCTTGGTCCGAAGTTCTTCAAGACGCAGCTTGAGACCTTGGATATGGACGAATTCCTCACTTCCATCTGCGCTATCCGTCATAAGGAGGTTATCAACAAATTCTTCGCCAACTACAACAAGGAGAAACATCAGTATGCAGACAGCTATATTTATGAATCCATTCTACGACTTGACCTGCGGGAACATTTTCTACTCACAGCCCGCTATTTGAAGCACTACAACAAGCGTGACGAGCTTTTGGTCGGATATGACCCCGGCCACTTCTCCAGCCTTGTTGTCGGGCAGGAAAAGGAATACGGCCGTCAGCTCCGCATAATCAAAGAGTTCTATTGCTGCTACCCGGATGAACAGCCCGAACTCGCCCGTCAGTTCTATGAGTTTTTCGGTGCTGATTCCTTGAATAAGCGTATCATTCTCTACCCTGACCGTGCGGGGAACAAACGCCGCGAGGAACTGGAGCAGATTACCACCGACAGCCGTGCCCTGAAGCGAGAGCTGGAAAGTTATGGCTTTGAGGTGGAACTGATGAACGAAGGGCAGGCCACCGTCTACCATTGGCAGCAGTTCAAGTTGTTGCTTCTTATGTTTGGAGGCAGGAGCAATGCCTTGCCGGAAATTTTGATAGATGAAAACGAGTGCAGGAACCTTTGCAGTGCCATTATGCTGTCACCGTTGAAAAAAACGGAAGGCCGCATCGAGCTGGACAAATCTTCGGAAAAGAAAGTGCCTCTCAAGAACCAGGCCGGACTGACAACGCAGCTTCCCAGTGCCCTGATTTATCTTCTTTTCGGGCGTTATGGAAACAAAGTGTTGAGTGAATTATCGTCCATGCCGGACAATTTACCTGATAATCTGGCTATATAACGGCTGTTTTTCACTATAAAAATAGTCAGTAAAGATACAATAATGGTATCGTTTGACATTGAAACAAACGCTTTTCATTTGGAAACCAGACTTTTATATTTTTGAAAAAGGAAAGCGTTTTCTTCGTGAGAGGCTGTTCAGCACGCACCGCTGAGTTTTGGGATTGCAAGGCATCCTCCGGCATTCCTCGGAAATATGACGGAGGGCGCTTCTCGTCCTTTTTCCCACAGCAGAATCCTGCTACTTTCGGGCATGGAAATGACAATGACCGGTATTCAAGCGATGCAATGGGCCAAAGAGATATCAAAACTGCCTAACGGCTGCTTTACCATTGCCTTCTTCCCGTGTTCCAGGCATAAGGGGGAGGCATCAGCCACATTGACAGTTAAAGAAGGATGCAGATGGCGTACTCAACTGCCTGAAGAAAGATTCAGTATAGACAGTGACAACTTCTTTCTGTTTACAGACGCAGACGGGGAACCCAAGATGTGCTACCGTATTCTCATCAGGTACATGGGCTTTCCTCAAGATGGTTTCAAACTTCATAAAATAGATTGGTTATGAGTAAAAGCAATCTCAAAATGGTAGGCAACTTCGGTTGCTATCTTGACGATGACAATGTAATATCCTTCCAGATTGGAGACAGGCCAATGGCTTCAGTCCTGGAACCGGACCCGATGTTCCCCCTGAGTGGAGGAAGTCTTCCGGATACGCAGTGGCAGAGCATCCAAGGATTCCAGGTGTGCAGCCGTGGCTTCAACAACATGAAATGCGAGGAAGTCGCGTCCGACATAAAGAAGAACCGGCTTCTGCCAAGACTGATTACCAAGCAGGTCAGCATGCTGTATGGCCATGGGCTTGCCGTGTACAAGCCGGCAATCGTGGACGGGAAACTTCAGAAACAGTGGGTTGACTGTCCGGAAATCATGGACTGGCTCAACAGTTGGGAACAGCGCGGTCTTGAATCGGGTTATAAGGAAGTGGCCAAATCAATCATCAAGAACTACTACTATTTCAGGGACTGTTTCGTAAAGTGGCGCTTCACAAAGGGAAAAGCAAGAGGGACGATGCCCGTTGCCGGCCTTGAATCCATGGAGAACAGACATTGCCGGCTGGCCACCACCAAGAAGGATGTGGCGACAGATGTTGTCTACTACCGGGATTTCCGCTACATTGCCGTAGGGCGTTGGGGGTATGGCACATCCACTTTCCGCATCTATCCGAAGTTTTCCTTTTCGGAGCTTGCCAATTACAGATTCGCGGCCATTTCCCATCACCGGGAAAAATCCGTGGATGAGTTCTACGGTGTGAACGAAACCCATGCCGGTACCCGCTCCTACATCAAGGGTTCCAACGATACGGCTGATTATATCAACTCCTTTTTACGTAATTCGCTTGCCGCCAAGATACACATTGTCATCCCCAATGCCTGGCTTGAGTCCAAGAGGATCCAGATAACCAAACTCTGCGACGAGAATAAACGGCGCAAGAAAAACAATGAGGAAGAACTGATGTACAATGGCATCGTGATTGGTTCGGAATTCAAGGAATCCACCTTGATAAAGTATCTGCAGTCTGAACTGCGCAAGATCTCCCGCTATCTGTCCGGTGCAGACAACCAGGGTAAGGCGTATGCGACAATCAGCTTCAAGAACAGCCAGGGCGAAGAGGAACGCTGGAAGATAGAGACGGTTGATTTGAAATACAAGGAATATATCGATGCCTTGATATCCTATGACAAACGCGCCGATGAGGTGCTGCTGTCAAGCGTGGGACTTGACTCCTCCATATCCAGTGTCAGCAAGGACGGGGTCATATCCAAATCAGGAGCCGATGCGTATTACAACTATCTGATATACATTATGTCACTGACCTCGGAAGACGAAATATGCTCCGAACCGTTCAATATGGCCATACAGATTAACTTTCCCCATTTGTACAGCCAGGGGTACCGTCTTGGATTCTATCGCGAAGTCCCGGCACGCCAGGAAGATGTTTCACCTCAAAACAGACTAAATCAGCAACAGTCATGAGAATATTGGAAGAACTGTTTACCACCATTTCGGAATTTCGGAAGTATGCTCCCTATGCAGAGAGCAATGTCACTTTCGACCAGCTCAATTCGTCTGCCATTTCTGCGAAAAAGCAGATGGTTATCATCCTTACCAAAGATGTCTACACCGATCTGACGGCAGACGAGGGCGAACTGAAGGAGGCCCTGCGTCTTGCTATGGCCAATCTTACCATGGCCAAACAGCTCATTTTTGATGTTGTATCCAAGCGTAAGGATGATGTCGATATATACAAGCATGAGCAGGAAAGCATGCGCAGGTCGTATATCGAGAATTATTATAATGCCATGGATACTGTCATCCAGTTGCTTGACAACAGTCAGACCGTGCCCTCCTGGAAAGAAACGAGATACAAAAAGATGCTTGATGTTCTTAAAATAAAGAGTACGGAGGAGTTCGACATGCTGTATACGATAGACATGTCCTATCTGTTCTTTTTCCGGACCATACCGATCCAGAGCGAAGCGCTGGATGACGGGATATCGGCCTATTTTGAACGGGCAGAGAAAAAGGAGGAGGTATTGCGTCCGCTCAAACGATGCCTCGCCAAGCAGACCATAGCCATTGCCCTGCGGAGATTTGACATTATAGAGTTTCCACCGACAATAAGAAGTCTGTTTGACGAGTCTAAGGCAAGCAGGTCTGGGAAGGATGAGCAGGCCCGCATGCTTGAGTTGTCCGCTTCTCTGCTTGAAGAGGTGAAGCGGGAACTGGCCAATATAGATCTGCTTTTGTCAACGGACAGTTCCGGCTCTGTAGATACGAACACATCCTTTAACCGTCCGGACGACATAATAATGCTGATGCCATGTTGACAATAGACTTTATAGCAAAAGGAATGCAATACAGCATCCCCAATTCCTGGGATGGGTTAACTCCTTATCACTTCCAAGCACTCATGCGTGATATACAAAGGTTTGCGGAGGGAAAAATATCCGTCGGCATGGTCCGTGCGAATTATGTTTGCCGGATTATGGGATGGAATCTTCAAAAAATAAGGAATACGGATGGATGGGCAAATGTGGCCTGGCTTGCAGAGCAGGTGACATTTCCGTTCACGATTGTCTATCCGGATAATGATGCAGCACTCCAGGAATTGGATTCTGAAACATACAGACTCTGTAAGAAGATACCACCACACCGGTTGCATGGAATAACCATATCCAGGTATCTGGACAGACTGGACTACAAATATGCAGTAGACTCATGTTTCTGCAAACAACTGGTTCCGGCGATACATCTTGAGGATGAAACTTTTTTTGCCTATAATATAGAAACCATGTTCAACCGTCTTACTTGCTCGCTTACGGCACTCCAGTTCATTGAGGCACGTGGTCTCCTTGGATGTCCGAAAGAGCAGCTTCCGTTATTGGCCGCTATCCTTTACTATCCGGACCGGTATTCATCTGCCGGAGCGCATAAGTTGGCACAGAAGTTCACTGGGCTGCCGATGGATGAGCTTATTCCCATAGCCTTCAATTTTCAGGCCTTCATCAATTATCTGTTTACCAAAACTGAGTTCAAGTTGCTTACAGAACTTGAGGAGACCAAAGTTTCTGCCATTTCCACGGGTGCACTTGAGTCTCTGTACAACTTGAGTTCAGACGGGTTTGGGGATATTGAAACCATCGAACACATGAATGTCATCCAGTATTTGACCATCCTCCGGAAAAAAATTATTGATACGGTGCGCAGCCTGCATGCGGCCAAAATGGATAAAGCGGATATTGCGAGAGAAACCAGACTTCCAATTCACATAATAAATGAAATCCTATGATACTTGATTTGCTCAGATATTTTGCCCGTTTTCCCAAAAAGGAAGGGGTTGTCTCCATGTTCGCCAACGGCTCAAGTGACTTTATCCAATATGCGGAACTGCTTGGGTATGTCAAGAAACTCCCGGAACCGATAATGCCCGAACTTGAGAATCTTGTTTTCGGGCAGTCATACGATTACGTAAAGAAGCGCGTCGATAATATTACCGGCAACTATCTGTTCGTGGATTTCGGAGAATTCACATCAAGCCGTGACACACACAACTCCATTCTTGACAGCCAGAAACTTGCCGCCACCATAGCCATGAAAGTTTCGGATTCCGCAGACATGGTTGAGACGGCCATTGCTTCTGAAATAACATTGTCTCTCCTTGCGGAACTCAGAAAAAGGCTTATTTTTGATTCACGGTCTGAGGATTTGCCATGGCTTGATAAGATATCGGAGAATCATGACATTATCCCTTTTGTCTCATCCGAATTCAAATCCATAGGTTGGACACTCATGTTCAGTTCTGCCGCGACCGATTTGTTCAATGCTAAACCTTCCCTTAATGAGTAGCTGATACTGTTGTGCCAATCATTAAATAATTCAGAAACTTTTTGTTCATGTTGTTTATTTCCATCCTGGTCGTGGGCTGTCGAAGTTCGCGACCAGGAGCTACTCATGATTACTCTTTTCCGTCATCCATACCACGAGAAATAATCATTCTTTTACTCAAGCTAAACAAAGCTAATGCACTGATAATAAACAAGATATTACTACGTTATGCGCGTTAATAGTGTTACCTTAGCTGTACGAAAAATAAAGGATAAAACATTATGAACGAACAAGTTACAAACATTCTTAACCAAAGCATAACAAAGACGGCAAAGATACAGCAGCTCCTTCTTTTAGGTCTGACCCGCCGCCAGATAGCCGATTTGGTAACAAACGGAAATTACGGTTTCGTGCAGAACGTATACAAGAAAATGCTGGAAGCCGGAAGATTCGGTCAGCAACCGGCCATCGCAGCCTGCCCCGAATTGGACTATACTTTCAACAGACGTTTCGGCATCGAGATAGAGGCATATAACTGCGAAAAGGGAGTTCTTGCCCGTGAACTTCGTGAGGCCGGAATTGCAGTTGCAGTGGAAGGTTACAACCATAACACCCGCGACCATTGGAAGTTGGTTACAGACAGCAGTCTTAGAGGAAACGATACTTTCGAGCTGGTAAGCCCGATACTTGAAGGGGAAGCCGGATTGCAGGAACTTCAGAAAGTATGCTGGGTGCTCGATTATTGCAATGTGAAGGTGAACGACAGCTGCGGCCTTCATATACACATGGACGCTGCAGACTTTACCATTGAAACCTGGCGCAACCTTGCAATAACTTACCGCCGCCTCGAACCGGTAATCGACTCCTTTATGCCGAGTACTCGCCGGAACAACAGATATTGTAAATGCCTTACCGGAATTTCGGAACGCAGCATAACGGAGGCAGAGAACATCATGCAGCTACGTTCAGCCTTCGGAAACGACCGCTACCACAAATTGAACCTTGAGGCTTACGCACGCCACCGCACAGTTGAATTTCGCCAGCATTCGGGTACCACCAATTTCACAAAGATGGAAAATTGGATACGGTTTGCCGCCAACATGATTACCTTTGCAAAACATGGCATGGTGAATTCGGGATGCCCGCTTTCAAATATCCCTTTTTTGACAGCCGACCAAAAAGTTTTTTTCAAATTGAGAACCAAAAAATTAGCATAATATGATGACAACTTACACTTTGCAGGATGGCGGTATAATTGCCGCCTCCTGCCCTGCAGACTTTGTAACCAAACTCCGTGAAAGCAGCCGTTTCGACAGTGAATGTACTGACCAGGAGTATATGTACCATTTCGCCGACCGTTTCCATGACCAGACGGGGCATGTAGTCCGAGCTGATACCCCGGAGCATTTTTTTGAGGATTTGCTTTCCAACGGGTATATAAGCAGTAACCATAATGTTAAATAATTCCCAAAAAGGGAAGATTTTAAAGAAAAAAACTTCTCTGTTTGGGAATTTATATGTACCTTTGTAACAAATAAAAGAAACATGAATATAACGGGTTCTGAAAAATTAGAAAAGTTCTGTAGAAAGCATAACGATGCGCAATCTGCCTTGGAAAAATGGGTGGACGAAGTAACAAAGGCATCCTGGAAAAACCATAATGATTTGAAAAACGACTATTTGTCTGCAGATTATGTAGGAAATAACCGTTATGTATTCAATATCAGAGGCAACAAATATCGTCTCATCGTTTTAGTCGTATTTTTTGCCGGTAATGTTGACATCCGTTTTGTCGGCACTCACGCTGATTATGATTCTATTGATGAGAAAAAAATAAAAACTATATAGGAGGTACGTGTTATGAAAATAAAGACTGATAAAGAATTCCGTACTTATCAAGCGGAAATGGAAGCCATCACTGTTAAAGGTACAGACTTGGGAGATATGGAATTGCTGAGTGAAGAAGAAAAGGAAAGATATATCGTGCTTTCTCAAGCTATCAGTGAATGGGAAGCTGCATATCATCCTCTGCCTGGGAGGGTATCAACCTTGATTACTGATGCCATCCGTAAAAAAATGGAGACAGAAAATATAAAGCAGAAAGAGACAGCCAGGCGTCTCGGTATCTCTGAGTCAAGGGTTAGCGATATACTCAATGGTCGTCGTCCTCTTAATCTCAATATTGTAAAACGGTTACGGGACAATTTCGGTATTCCGGCAGATTTTATATTAGACAATATTTGAGTCGGCATTTCCTATCATAAATAAAGGCTTCCTGCTAATGGAGGCCTTTTTTCATTGAACAAAAATACATTTTCTGCACATGAGAATTTTAACATGTGCAGAAATAGGGTATATTTGCACTTATAGGAAGCCTATCAAGAGTCCTATTATCAGACCCGATAAAAAGCATATCATGATGATGATTGGAACCAGCTGATAGATTTATCCAAAAATAACCTTTTTCTTTTGCCATTCCAAAAACTTTCACCATATTTGCAATGCCAAACTATTGTTGTGTACAACACCGAAAAGCATCCGGTTAGATGCTCAATACGAAATTGGGCTTTTTTTATGTCCATAGGTCTGCATTGCAGATTCATATACGAATTAGTAGAAGTTTACTTACGTGAACGAATACGGCTGTCTTTTTCCCACATTATATGCTCTTCGGGGTTATACAATGATAGTTTGGCGACTCGGGATTAGGCAGCCGTTCTTGCATCCAAAAGGATGTAAGAAAACTTGCCTTTAACAGCCAAACTATCATTGTATATGAAAACATTATCTCAAGGCACTCTCAACGTGCCTGCCTCCGGCATCCCTACCGTGGGCGAATCCGTTAACGCTCTTACCGAGCAAGTCAATAACCTCCAGCGCCGTTACTACCGTGCTTTGGCTCCCGACTGCGAAGTCAAGACCGAAGCAGACCACTGGTACTTCCGCGCCATCCTATGGGCATGTGCCGGGATGGTGTTCCCACCATTGGTTGTGGTCACTGCATTGTGCGTTTATAAGGCAAAGAAGTGCCAGAAAGGAGGTGCCAAATGAACCGTATCAAGTCTATAACACAAAAAGACATTTATGTTCAAGCCGAACGTCTTTGCACAGGAACTGAAACAAGTGAGTATAAATATTGCCTTGCTTATTATGGCAACTTTGTGATGTGTGACATCTCTGCGGAGGATGCCCGTGAAATCATTTCCTGCCTGCAGCATGCGCTTGATGTTAATGAGAAAGGAGGACAAAATGAAAAATAAAGAGCAAGAACAGAAAATTACCGATATCAGTATCCATATAGCATCCTTGTCCGCATCGTTCAAACCAGCTCCAGATGCACGCCATGCCACCCACTGGTTCACTACGGATGAAGTCTACGACGCCATTCGCCGTATTGATCCTGGAGCGCAAATTAGTAAGGAGCAGGTTCATCAAGCCATGCTTGATGCCGGTTATAAATACCAGAACCGTCCTGGTTCATCAGGGCTGGACTTCCGGTGGATGCTCCAAGCGAAAAACTAAATACTACTGTCATATAGGGGGTAATTGTTCGTGATGAATAGTTACCCCTTCGTTTTATGTCCTTTCTGTACCCCCTCCCCTATTCTATCTTCGCTGGAAATAACAGTGAATATGATTACAGACCAGCTTGTCAGAGAACGTTTTGTCCATGATATAATGTCTCAAGGCATCAACCTTATTTATGAGACACAAGAAAAAGTTGTGCGTAGATATCTCAACTCACAGTCCGGTGACCTGGTGGCACATCTGCAGAAACGTCCGTTCACTACCCAGGAATCAGACACGAAACAAGCCTATTATCTGCGTATATTCCCATATCTCCGCTTCCTTGACATCCATTACCGCCGTGGAGCCAGTGACCGTATTTCCCGTCATATTCACCGTAATCTTGCTCTTTATAACCGGGTGGTCTGGGGAGTGCTGTATCATGAGACATTCCCGGAAATAAAGTACGGTTTCACGGAAGAAGTTCGTACCAATATTCGCAAGGAACTGGAGCAGGCACTTCAATACGAAAATACTTCAAATTGGTAACATTATGGCAAAAAAGCATTTATCCGAAGACGAAATCAAACTCATAATCTCAGGTGACAGTTCCAAGCTTCAGGAAGAGCTGCATACACTGACCAAGGAAACCAAGGCTTTGAAAAAGGAAGAGGCCGAACGCCGCAAGGCTATGGTGGAGCTCGAAGCCCAAGGCAAAAAGAACACGAAAGACTATCAGAACCTTGCGAAAGAGTGCAAAGACTATACTGCCAAAATTTCCAAAAACAATGAGAAAATAAGTCTGCTGACCCGTAACTTGAAAGTCAACGATCTCACCATGAGACAGCTCAAGAAAGAAGCTAAGGAGCTTTCCGCTGCTTTGGATGATATGACTGAATCTGCGAATCCGGAAGAATATGCCAAGCTCAATACCCGTCTCAGAGAAGTCCGTGCCCGTATGAACGAGTTACGCAGCGCAGGTAACAACATGAACAATGAGTTCGGCAACAGCGTGAATTGGATGTCCAAGTTAAAAATGGCAGCCAAGGCTTTCATTGCCGTTAAGGTTGTCGGATGGCTTAAGGATGTCCATAACCAGGCATACGAGACACGCAAGGAATTCGCCAAATACGAGGCGGTCCTTCGGAATACTTTCCAGTCGCAGAAGAAGGCCAATGATGCCATGAAGATGCTTCAGCAATTGGCAGCAGACACCCCATCGTCCTTGCAGGAATGGACTGAAGCATATATCAAGTTGGTTAATCGTGGAGTCAAGCCTACCAGCCAGGAGCTTGTCAACATGGGAGACCTTGCCGCTTCCCAAGGAAAGTCCGTCGATCAGCTCATTGAGGCTATACTTGATGCGATGGCCGGGGAGAACGAACGTCTGAAGGAGTTCGGTATCAAGGCTTCCAAATCCGGGGAGACTACAAAGTTCTCTTTCCGAGGAGTGACTACCGAAGTGCGCAATTCTGAGGATGCCATCAAGGATTATCTTCTTTCTCTCGGTCGTGTCGACGGCATTGCCGGTTCCATGGCCGTGCAGATGCAGGAACTTGAAGGAATCCAGTCCAACCTTGGAGACACAATGGATGCCTTTTTCAATAAAGTGGGGAAAAAGCTGGAGCCGTTCTGGAAATCCATGTTGAAGTATGCCAATGGATTCTTCACTAAACTTGGGGAAATGTTCGCCACTTATACGGAAACTTACGAGAACCATTTCGACAAGATGGTGCAGCTTGAGAGCGCATTGCCGGGACTGTTGAACCGATACGAGGAACTGACCGGCAAGTCCTCCCGTTCCGCTGAGGAACAGAAAGAGTTGGCCAGTGTCATAGCCCAGATAAGGAACATGGTACCTGGCGCAGCGACAGCATTCGACCAGTACGGGAATGCCATCGAAATTTCAGGCGAAAAGGTGGAGGAATTCCTTAAGAAACAAAGGGCGCTGCTAAAGTTTGAGAATCAGAAAGCCATCCGGGAAACAACAGAGCAATTGGAAGAATACCGCCAGGCATATAAGAATCTGTTGGAACAGCAGAAACAAGGTGGAAGGACTGTTTTCCAGAGCAACGGCATGTTTGCGGCACCGACAGCATACATCAATACTGAAGCTCTCCCACAGATAGAGCAGGATATAAAAAAGTATGGTGACCTCATTCTGGGTGCCGAAGAGAAATTGAAACAACTGAACGGCCAGACTATTGAAGAAACCGTCAAGAACCAGCAGAAGCTTGCAGAAGCACGCCAGAACTTCAACAAGATGGAGAAGGTTCAGTTGCAAGCCTGGATAAAGAACAACAAGGACGCAGCCGGTGAGTATGTAGAAATAGCCCAGGAAATATACAACAAACGTTTCCCGGCAGAGGACTCTGACGCGACCAGGAAGAAGGCTGAAAAGGCTGCCAAAGAAGCAAAGTCGGCTGCAGAAAAAGAGCAGAAAGCAAAAGTCTCTACGGAGCAGGAAGCCGCCAAGTCTCTTGAAGCATTAAGGGAGGAAGAACTGCAATCCCAACAGAAATGGTATAATGAATCGTTTGCCGCTCTTTCAGCTTTTCTGGCATCAGGAAAAATGAGTAAGGAACAACATGAAATGCTGGTACTCGAACTTGAAAAATCGTATGCGGAAAATAGGCTCATCATAGAACAGTCTTATTATGAGGACGCCATATCCATGGCCATTTCCAATGCAGAAACCAAGGAAAATCTCGTCCGGAAGTCCAATCAACGTGTCATTGATGCGGAGAAGGCGGCGAATGCCAAGCGTGCTTCACTGCAGGAAAAGCTGAATACACTTGTCAAGGACTTCAAATCAGAGTTCAAGGTTACTACAGTTGATGAAGACTATGCCGCGCAACTCAAGGTTCTTGAGGCATCCTACCAGGCGCGTAAGGAAATGGCTGAGAAAAACAATCTTGATACGACAGAATTGGACAGTGCCTACCTTAGAGCTAAGGAACAACTTGAATCCGAACATCAACAACGCATCCAGTCCATCCGTGACCAGTATGGCTTGTCTACACAGCAGGAACGGTTCAATGCGGAACTGGAACAGCTCAGGCTCGCACGTGAACAGCAATTTCTGACTGAAGAACAATATGAGCAAGCCGTCCAGAACCTCAAACGGGACAGTTATAAAAAGCAGTTTGACTATTATTCCAGTCTGTTTTCCGGGGCCATTCAAGCATTGCAGCAAGCGGAAATGGACCAGGTCGATGCAAAATATGATGCGGAAATTGAGGCAGCCCAAGGTAATACGGAAGAAGTGGAACGTCTGGAAAACGAAAAGGCCCAGAGAAAGCTTGATATACAGAAAAAATATGCGGACGTGAATTTTGCAATCAAGGCATCACAAATCATCGCAGATACAGCTGTATCAATCATGAAAGCATATGCTGATTTGGGACCGATTGCGGGTTCCATCGCAGCAGCCCTTATGGGTGTGACCGGAGCCGCACAATTGGCCAGTGCCAAAGCTGAACGGGATAAAATCAAAAATATGACTCTTTCCGGCAGTAATTCCGGCAGTTCCGGTACCGGTGCGCGTATTGCCACCGGCCGTCAGTCCGGAGGCAAGATTGATGTCCGGCGTGCCCAGGATGGGAAACTCTTTCCTGATGCGGATTATGACCCGGATGCACGGGGATTCATAGACCGTCCTACTGTCATTGTAGGTGAAGGCCCTTTCGGGCAATCCAAAGAATGGGTGGCCAGCAATGCTGCAGTAAGCAATCCCACTGTTGCACCAATCCTGGATATACTGGATAAGTCCCAGCAGGCCGGTACCATCCGTACGCTTGACCTTAACCAGGCAATCCGCGCACGAATGGCCGGGTATTCATCCGGCGGGTCCATAGGTACCCCGAAGGCTACGGCTCCGGTACCACCAAACGCACCAGGGAACTCACTGCCTCCAAGACTGATGGAACGCCTGGCCAATGCAATCATCCGCATTGATGAAGAGGGTATCCCTGCATCCGTCACTCTCTCAGAACTTGAACGCAAGCAGGAATTGCGGAACCGTTCGCGTAACATAGCAAAAAAATAGTATCATATTATGAAAATAGTACATATCCCCACCGGCGAGTCCTACCAGCTTTCTCCCGACACATGCCTTGAAGTGGAACGGACGAATCTCTTTTTCAATGAGTACGGTGAGCAGACACTGCCGGTCACATTACCGGACACACCTCTGAACCGTCGTCTGACGGGGAATCCCGAACAGCTGGCGACCCTTGAGCGTCCGTCTACCGATATCGAATGTACCATTACCGACGGGGAATACTTCTGCACCTGCCGCCAGGCCGTATTGGGAGCCCGTCGGAACGAAGGTATCACAACCACCTTCTACATGAATGAGGGAAGTTTCCTGAGCCGCCTCCAGCGTACCCCTTTAACTGATGTGTTCGGTTCGGAAACAGTCCCCGGAGTACAGACTGTCGAGCAGGGTATTGCCTGGTGCTGGAGCTTGCGGACAAACACGGACCCGAACTTTTCCATTTTCCCCGCTATCGTGGAGATGGACGGTGAACGACGGGTACTCAATGCGATGGCAGAAATGGAGGCTGACGGTACGCCATTGAACAATGGGCGTACCGTGACCGGACTGTACAATGCCTGGTCACGTACAGAGCAGGTGGACGGGCGCACCATCAGTCTTACCCCCGGATACTACATCACTCCCTTTATCCGATGCACATACGTTTTACGCCGTGTTTTTGCATATTTCGGATATGAACTGCTGGAGGGTTTCTTTGATAAGACTCCCCCATTCAACGGGATGGTATTCATCAACACCACCATGGACACTCTGGTCAACGGGGATATTCTTCTGGCGCACCTGGTGCCCGACTGCCTCTGTTCGGACCTTATAGACCTTTTCCGCAAGAAGTTCTGTTGTGAGTTTATACCCGATGAAGCCGCGCGGACCGTAGCTGTCCGTTTCTTCAATGAATTGCTGGATGAAAAGCCGCAGGTTGACCTTACATTCTTTATGGACGGACACCCGTCTGTCGAGTATGCCACAAGACGCCAACTGAAGCTCTCTTCAGCCACTTCACTGACCGACTGTAACTCTTTCGACAGTCTGAAGGAATTGAAGGAAAAGTATCCCACCGCCTATTGTAATGCGAGTAACGGCTGTTACTATCGGGATGGACATGCCGTGGGAGATTATTCCGAACTGTTGAGCGAGGGGAATATCCCTTATTTTGCAGATGACGGACTGGAAGAATATGAGGTTACTGTACCTGATTGCCAGCCTTGTCCTGCCACGGCAACCTTCCATACCGAATACGGCACTGACCGTAATGGCAATGCCTATACAGCCTTTACCCTGGAAAGGAGTGCTCTGTATGCCGGAGAAGCAAGGGCACTCAACAGTACCATCGTCATCAGTAACGGTTCCATTGAAGAGGAGGAAAGCGGAGAAGGCGCTACCGAAGGGAACAAGACTGACCGGCACGACCAGAAGCCGGTACTGGCATTCGTGCAGCCCGGTACGGGACCAATGAAAGACGTGTCTGTCGGCACTGTCACCGTGAAGGATTCCTATTCTTTATTGTACAATGCACCCGGTGGAATATACGAAGTTTTTTGGCGGCAGTTCGACCTGCTGCTCCGTCATTCGTTGAATAACGTAAGTGCCCAGTTCCTTCTGCCCTCTACCCTGAAGAGTACGCTCCGTGTACATAGCCCCGTACTGTTTGAAGGAGTGAAGTGCTTCCCAAACAAGGTCGGTTTTACTCTTGGAGGTGGGAACCGTCCTGCTGAATGCACCCTTCTTACTACCAATCTTCAACGTCCGGCTTGCCTGCCGCCAATAATAGATATGGATCGTCCGGAATATTATTGGGAACAGATTGGGACTTCCAGTCCGGTGGATGAGGAGCATTGGAAAGCCGCCGGTTTCACTCCACAGACAACCGTGAAATGTCCCAGCATTTTTCCTCCGGCACCAACGGCCTCACAAGTGGTGCAAGGAGGTACATGGTACGAGCGTGAAGTTTGGTACAGTTACTACCGTTCGGGGCGTGTGGACGGAACCGGCGGCCAATGGTTTTACCGGCATGCGTTCTTTGCCCTGAAGCCATGCAGGTAAGGAAGGCTGGTTGTCCTTTCATACCGGTCATGTGTGGCATAAATTCGCGTATAAAATCAAAAATAGAAATCAAGCATGTCTATCCAGCAACAACCAGATGTACTTTCGCTCTCGATGAACTTAAAACCGATCATCGTACAGTCTACAGCTGAGACCGTAACCTTCACTCTGAAGAAAAACGGTGAAGTGCTACTTTCACAAAGCTACCAGACGGATAAGAACGGCCAAGTGCAGATAGATCTACGCCAGATGGTGCATGAATCACTGCAAACTATTGTTTCAGATGTTGGCATTGTTTATACACAGGCAGATCTTGTTGCCGATTTTTCTGCTCTAATTGACATGGACACCGTCAATTTCCGGGTAGTGCGTGGTGGAGTGGATCGCCTGGCAGACTCAGCCACAAATTTTCTGACACAGAATTTTCTTACCTGGCAACCGAATGTTAAACCGGTTACGTATTATTCTCCGGAGTTCCTGACCTACTATGCTGTGGTTGCCGGTACAGTCAAACTTCGCGCTTACTTTACGGACGAGTCTGGAACTGTTAAATCTCAGACAGATTATACTGTTACAGAGTTGATGCCAGGTATAGCTTATACAATGCCTTTACAATACTCTGTCGTTGCGGGATGGCTGGGGCATAAATTACCTGCATATTATGATGTATGGGTCGAGAATACCTCCGGCCAGCGTCTTACATATATACAGCGTTACTATGCTGAGGATATGCGCTCCGAGCAGGAACAATGGGTACTGTTCGAGAATTCGTTGGGCGGCATAGATACCTTTCGGGCTTACGGTGTCACTACTCTTAATGGGGAGCACACTCATAATATAGCGGAAACTGATGAATGTTTCCAAGAGTATCGTGTGGATACCGAAAGGAAATTTCAAAAGAATACCGGATACTTAAATGATAATGAACGCAAATGGTTGCTTGATTTTTTCCCATCCCAGAACAAATATCTGTATGCAGGTAATTATTTGCGGCAGATAGTCGTAATGGAAAGTAATGTCAGCTTTACGGATCGTGACATACCGAGTAATTATACATTCACATTTAAGTATGCGGATGCCCGTCCTCTACTAAATCTTCCCAGAACTGATCTTCCGGCAGATATTCTTAACATCACTGTTCCCGAAGTCGGTTCTTTTACGGTGCCCCCTCGGCTTGCTGAATTTTCCCGCTTACCACTTTCCGAGGGGGCCTTATTTCCCATACAAAATCCATATTCAGAGGAATGGTCAACTACTAATGTAGCTGCAATTGGGTATTACCTCGCAGACTTTTTATCTCGCATCTTTGGTTCTGGTGGCGGTGTCGGTCATAAACACCGTAACTATGATTTGCTTGAATTGCTTTCATATATTGAAGGTTATCTGCTGGTAAATGGCCAAAAGATAAAAGCTGGTTATGCGGACAAAGCTGGTTCTGTTGAGGGAATGGAGGATATGTTCCTTCGCAAAGACCAGGCTGACGGCACTCCCTTCCCCATAACCTTCGGAGATTGGGTCAAGTTCGGCGAGTTCATCACCGGTATATCCGGAGGTTGTATCGATAAGAATGGCATCCTTGAAATGGAAGAGGGCATTTTCCGCAAGCGTGTGTTTGTTCCGGAGATTGCCTATAACCGTGTGACCTATTTCAAGGGACGTATGTGTGCCTCTCCCGGAGGTGGATGTACGGTCAAGGAATGGAGCGACAACGGTGACGGTAGCTACACCATAACCCCGGATTTGACGGATGCCGACGGTCTGAGCCAGTTTGTCGATGACATTCTGACCACCTACTTCGTCACCAAGTCACCTGAAGGCAAGTTGCAGGGGTTCGAGGAGATGAAGTTCCGGGTGACTTCCGCAGACTATACAGCCAAGACATTCGTCATGACGCCGAAGCCAGGTACTGACTGGAAGCCGGGGGATGCGATGGTACTCGCCCAGACGGGTAACTTTACAGACCCGGAACGGCAGACGTACATCCTGATTGATACGGTTAATGGTAACAACTGCATTACTTTCTTCGACCACGCCAATACCTGGGATGTCGAGTCGGCACAAGAGATGTCGTGGATTGGCAAGAAAAAAGGCCGTACCGTACATGGCATTCCGGCAGACAACTACTCGGCTGTTTTTCGCCACGTCATCATGTCCGGCAAGATATTCCAGGTAGATGACATCACCGGCGAGGCTTTCCGGGTGCCGCTATTCAAGGGGACGTGGAAAAAGGGTGAGAAGTATGCCTATTACGATGAGGTGACGCATAACGGCAGCTCCTGGATATGTGTCAATGAGAAAGGCACGTCTACAGAACCGGCAGACGGCAATGCTGATTGGTTGAAATATGCGGCCAAGGGAGAAAGCGGCAAGGGTATCAAGTCTACCGATGTGGAATACGCGATATCGGTGTCGAATGTCATTGCCCCAGTGGACGGTTGGCAGACTACCTCCCCAGAATGGGAAGCCGGCAAGTATATCTGGTCGCGGACGAAGATTGTCTATTCTGATGGCGAAGTCAAGTACACCCAAGCAGCTTGTATCAGTGGTGGGCAGGGAGCCGACGGCAAGGGCATCAAGTCCATTACCGAAGAATACTACCTTTCCTCTTCATCGGCCACCACAACCGGAGGCAGCTGGCAAACCACCTCCCCGGCATGGAAAAACGGATGGTATATCTGGACCCGGACAAGGATAGTCTTTACTGACGGAACTTTCACTGTCACGAACGCCATCTGTGTGACAGGCAGCAAGGGTGCAGACGGTACAAGCATTACCAATTGCGGTGACTGGCAGACCGGCAAGCATATACCTTACATGGGCATTACCAGGATGGCCGGACGTGTCTTTCTCTGTGTCGCTCCCGGTGGTACAGACAATCCTCCGATGTGGACTCAGACGACCAATGAGGGGAGACGCATCCTGCAGACGCAGAACGGTGGAAAGAGCTACGGATATACCATTACCGGAGACCTGAATACCGCTGAATATGAGCTGCTGGTGGAGAACGGCCAGGATGGCAAGGATGGAAAAGGCTATGAGTGGATATTCAAGCATACGACAGAGAATATAACACCTTCCACACCAGCCACTTCGCAGGTGGATGACTATGTGCCGTCCGGCTGGCATGATGACCCGATTGGGGTGAGCGAGAGCCTGCCATACGAGTGGGCTTGCTGCCGAACTAAGAAGGACGGTGTATGGAGCGCGTTCAGTCCGGCCGCCATCTGGGCCAAATGGGGCTTTGACGGTGAGTCGGCCATTGTAGCCGATTTCGACAATGAGATGGAGAGTGTGGCGTTGACATACGAGGGAAAGACTGTTTCGCAATCCGTGCTCAATACAACCGTCGGCATGTGGTATGGTACGAAGAAGCTACAGCTCAAGTCCATCTCATGCGTGACGCCTGCCGGTGTCACGGAAAGCTACAATGTCAATACGGGTGTGATAGCGTTTACCGTGGCTTCCGGCATTTCGATGCCTGCACGCTCAGAGGTCAGGATAACCGTTACGGCTACGGTACAGGATACGGATATAAGCCGTGAGCTGGTGTTCACCATTGCCGGTGTACGTGCCGGTAATCCGGGCAGTGATGCGATACTCTATAGGCTGGTGCCTTCCGTTTCTTCAGTCAGCAAGCGGAAGGACGGCACTTATAGTGTGGCAAGCGTGTCATGTACACGTACCAAGTCGGTCGGTGGCAGTACAGCTGTTACGACTGACGGTGTGCTGAAATACAGTAAGGACGGTGGTTCGGAGGTAGAGATACAGAACGGCACGGCCATTTCCCCGAAGAACTTCACGGCGCAGTTGCAATTTGTCTATTATGTGGGTGGGCAGGTCGTGGACCGGGAAACTATACCCATGGTTGTGGATGGCAACGACGGTAATCCTGGGAAACCGGGCGGTGACGGAGAATCCGTCAAGGCTGGCGGTGAGTGGCGCACGGCTAATACTCCATACAAAAAGCTCACCATCTGTACGATGGGGAGTCGCTCCTGGCTCTCAAAGGTTGACACTTCGAATCCACCTCTATGGACTCAGACAACTCATGACGGGAGGCGAATCACTCAGACCCAGAACGGCGGCAAGTCCTACGGTTATATTATTACCGAAGAAGTGAACACCGACGAATGGGAACAACTGACATCAGACGGCGGCATGGTCTATCTCATCAGTACATGCAGCAATATACGGGTGAGCAGTGCCGGGTCTTTGGTGCCTTCAGCTTTTCGGGTCTATGCCAAGCGGACGCTCGGCAGCGCCACATTGACTTATCCGGACGGCTATCTGGCCGCACGGGGGTACAGCAACGGGATATGGAGTTCCATCGCAGGGCCTTCGAGGGCTTCCGAGATTACGGTCAACGCTTCTGCAGGGTATTCAACGTTTTCAGTCCGCTGTTATCAGAGCCAGGCGGACGCTTCGGCATGGAATGACAGTTTCATTGCGGAGATATCAGTGGGTGTCAGCTATGACGGAGCAAGCGGACGAGACGCCAGCGAGCCGCGTCCGAGAGGTTTTTTCGCCAAAGGCAACACATATGTCTGGAATGAAGATTACCATGACATCGTACTGGCCACATTCAACAATCGAACCATTCCGTTTCGGGTACGGGCTTACGGTACGTCGGTCACTGTCGCACCTACCTCGATAGACGGTGATGCTAATTGGGAGGCGGCACAGCAGTATATGTTTGTGGCTATGGATATGGCTTTAGCGAGAAAGATACGTGCCGATGAAATCTATGTGGATGATTTGGTGGTACAGAATGTACTGGCAAGGGATAAAACCGGTAAAGCCATGTGCCAGATTGACGGGGAGAATGGTGGCATTGGGTTCCTGGCCGGAGGCAATATCCGATGGGATGCCAATGGTAATGTGTTCCAGGACGCCTCAATTTTCCGAAAGCTGAAACTTCTGGAGTCGAAATCCGATTCGTATGAATACTACCTGGATTTCAATACCGGGTTGAACTTTGAAATATCCCGGATATTCTCACTTCCAACGCAAGAGGAAACAATATACCTGCCGAATGCGGCAGACTATGAAGGTGGAGAGTGCATGCTGTATAATGGAGGAATCTATACCCGTCTCACAGCACCTGCAAGCATAAAAGTCGCAGGTGGAGGCAGCTTTATTATCGACGGAGAATACTATTCTAAAATAGTTGTCCCGTCGCTTTCCCTTGCTCAATTCAAGGCCGTAGCGACATACTCTGATGGCGTAAAGGATGGGGTGAAATGGGTTCTAATATCAGGAAAAGCGGAATCGAGAACTTAAAATATCAGTGTTATGAAAGTTTTTTATGAAAGCAAGTTAGCAAAATGGCTGCTGTGGCAGGGCTACAACACCATCACATTGGGATGCTTCGTCTTCACCAAGAAAAGCAAGGAGGAGATGAAGCGGAGTACACTTAACCATGAGGCGATTCATGTGCGCCAATGGGAAGAATGTATGATTGCTTCGGCTGTGCTACTGACGGTAATCATGCTGTTTACCGGATTCAACTTATGGGTATATCTACTATGCCCGTTGTGGTTCTACCTCCAGTATGGGTTGGAGTATGTGATTTCCTACGTGTATCACTTATGCCGTAACCGGTGCTGGGTGAATGTAGGTGATAAGGCTTACGGAAATTCAGCGTTTGAAATGGAAGCGGAAGCTAACGAAGAGGTAGACGGTTATCTTGATGTGAGAACTCCTTTTGAGTTCTTCAGATACTACGGGAAAATTTGATTTATAATTTACAAAACGAGAATAAAAACAAAATGTTAAATCGAGTATAATTTCCATCCGGAAATTATGCCCCTTAAATGTAAGAATATGGCAGATAAGCAAGATATTCAAGAAAATGCGATGGCTGGTGGAAAACCTGCAAGATTACGTGGGTTGGATGCAAATGGTAATAGCATCAGTCCGACAGTGGTAGAAGTAATGAAGGCAATGGAAATATACATCTTTAACCTTACGCTGGCAGCAGGTGAAGAAAAAGACCTTGGTAACTTGGGGTACGGTATGTATTTGCTTGCATCCCCCAACAATGCAGTAACTGCTATTTATAGCGTTGGAGCGTATCAGAAATGTTTTGTATCAGATGGAGGGAACAATTTATTCTGTGATTATACTGATGGGACTAAGAGTGTTGTTTTTGGGCGAAAGGAAGAAAATGGTAGCTTTTTTATCAAAAACAACAGAAGCACTGAAACAGACATAGTCTTAAAAAGGATTGGTACCTTCTGATAGTGGCTCTGCAAGCCATGCGGATTTTCATTTGTGTATTTTGCGTAAAAACTATATTTTTGCGCACTCTTGTAATAAATAGGCACAGAAGTGTATTTTGTTCGTGAGAATAGGATATGACAAAGCTGCTGATTTGTCTGTACATTATTGGCTCATTTTACTTTCATCTCAAAGATATAATGTACATGACAAATAATGTTTTAGGTTATGCCCGTTCTGACCGAGATGGCCGGAACGGGCATAACCAGAAGAAAATCCACATGGCTTGCAGAGCCACTATCAGAAGGAAACTTCCTTTACAGAATAGCCTTCTGGAATATCTCCACTGACTTCTTCCGGAGCCTGCAACTGGAAATTCATCAAACATGATGCCGAAATATAGAAATCATTTTCGAGATTAGTACTGACATAAATGTCCAAGTAAGACACTAATGTAGATTTCCCGAATAATACTCGAACTTTACTCACAGGTGGCACTGGGGAGGAAGCTAATTTTGCTATAACAGAACTGTTGCCATAACCTTCTGCAAAAGAGTGAAACAAGATTATTCTGGGACTGTTATTATTGAATCTATTCCCAATATTAAATATTCCAGAGCAAGGATGACTTCCATCTTTACCAATTGCAATCCTATACCATTTATTATTAATCAATCCGATTCCAGTAATAACTCCACCTCCCGTATTCGGATGAGGAAGGTCGCCAGGTTTTATCAGTACACTATCCTTGCCTTTCAAGCCTCTCACATAATCCACGCTACCGACTGAAGTCATCTCATTTTCCTTAATATCTTGTTCTGCCATACTTAATACATTTAAGGGGCAAAGAACACGGCAGAGAAGCAAGAGGCTAAATACGGCTTCCAAGTTTAGTAATAGTTATTTAAGCCCAATTAGACCAAGTGTCCCAATTTCCACCATTGGACAGCAATACTCTTTTCTTAGATTCCCCGTTATATACACTGTATGCTATCTGGACTATTCCGGCTCCGCTCCTAAAAACGAGCATTAATCCATAAAATCCAGCAGGTTTATTTTCAGTATTTCCAGTGATATAATACATTCCGGCAGTCTTTAATTCGTTTAAATCACCTTCAAACGTGCCTCTATCCTGAAACAGTGCACCCAACAAATTGCCGGAAGCAATCAGTACGCTGTCCTTACCTTTCAAGCCTCTCACATAATCCACGCTGCTGGACACAGTCATTGCATTCTCTCTAATATCATCTGCCATAATATTCTCACATTTAAGGGGCAAAGAACACGGCAGAGAAATGAAGGCTTAAAAGCTCTTTTATATTTAGGTATTATTTATCAACATCCAATCTTTTAAAATCTCTCCATTGCTACGAATGGTTTTAATATATATTCTTGCAGAGTTGGTAATGTATAAATGGGCCGTGTATTGAAACCCTCTTAGCACTAATAAAATCCCAGTCCCCATATTATCTAAATTATCAGTAGATGAATATACACCAGCACTGATTTTATTATTGTATCCTTCACTTAATATGTTCTTACCTTGTTCAAATCCATTAGCTTGCATAAGCCCATTGTTTGTCTCTGTTGCCACCGGCATTGCACTTATTACTTCTGTCAATGTCGGACTAATACTGTTGCCGTTTTTATCCAGTCCACGTAATCTTGCAGGTTTTCCACCAGCCATCGCATTTTCTTGAATATCTTGCTTATCTGCCATATTCTTACATTTAAGGGGCAAAGGATATGGCAACATAAGGACAACGCAGTTATCAATACTTATTTAAGTAAAAGTAATAGACTTCCAAGAAGACCATTTTTGTGTTATTTGATTATACACTCTAAATTTTAAGCTGGAACATGCATATTCTGCTTTAATTTGAAAGCAAGCTCCATTTTCTGTTCGTAATGATAAAAAGGGACCTGCTATATTACTTCCATCTTTTGTCCCATACGCATAACCAAATGAACTGCCAACATCTTCCAAGCTGTTTTCTCCAAGGGAACCTTTGTAAATAATTCCATTAGCTGGCATAAGTCCTTTGTTTGTCTCTGTCGCTACCGGCATTGCGCTTGCTACCTCTTCCAACGTCGGACTAATACTGTTACCATTCGCCGCCAATCCACGCAGCCGTGCCGGAGTACCCCCAGCCATCGCATTCTCTCTAATATCATCTGCCATAATATTGCATATTTAAGGGGCAAAGGATATGACAGAACTAATTGCGCATAGAATAATAACTAACCGATTAAATTTATTATTACCAATTGACTCGTACTAAACGTGTTTTTTACTCTATATTTCCCGGCATCACTATCGTATAATATACAAATTCTATTATCATTGCTTACTGAGAAAAACTCTATACCATTGTCTGGCACCAATACAGTGCCACTATTTAGGCTGTCAATAACAGCCAATGCCCTTTTTTCTGAATGCGATACGTTCTCAACTAAAATTAGTCCAGAGGAGAAGGGTAGATATACATTTGTATTAGGTTCTATCCACTCGTAAAATCTTATCACCCCAGAGGCTTTCGATAAATCTGTGGGAGTAACAAGCACGCTGTCCTTACCCTTTAGCCCTCTCAGATAATCCACTGTATTGGTTACAGTCATCTGGTCTTCTCTTATATCTTGTTCTGCCATATTCTTACATTTAAGGGGCAAAGAACACGGTAACATAAGGACAAGGCAGTTATCAATACTTATTTAAGTAAAACTAATAGACTTCCAAGAAGACCATTCTTGTTTAGTTTGATTATACACTCTAAATTTTAATGCACTTCCATCAAAGCTTGCCTTTAATTGGAAAACAGAATTTTGTTTTATAGATAAAAAAATTCCAAATAGTTCACTTCCATCTTCTTTATGTGAATACCCAAATGCGCTTCCTGTATTAAGTAAGTCACCTGCTTGTTCGGTAGATATAGGTATTATTCCATTAGCAGGCATTAATCCTTTAGTTGTTCCAGTAGCCACTGGCATAGTTGCTCTAATAACCTCTACCAAATCACTCTTCTTAATCTTCACCTGACTACCATTCGCTGCTTCCGCATATATGTATGCTGCGTCCTTAGCTTGGGCAAAGCTGTTCATTTTAATATCATCATCTGCCATAATATTGCACATTTAAGGGGCGAATCCTCCGGATTATGAAAACTCTATGTTCGATACTTTATTAATTGCATATAAATTCTTACTTTTAAAGAAGAAAAACAGCAACCTATGAATTACGGTTACATCAGAGTGAGCAGTGAGAAACAGACCGTTGAAAACCAACGGTACGAGATAACTGAATACTGCAAGCGCAAAGGGCTCATTATAGATAAGTGGATTGAAGAGAGTGTGTCTGGTGCCAGGCATCCCAATGTGCGGAAATTAGGTAAGATACTGAATACGATAGACCAAGGCGATACCATATATGTTACGGAACTTTCAAGACTTGGACGTTGTGCGTATATGGTTATAGCTATCATATCTCATTGTCTGATAGCCAAAGCCAATATTGTGGAAATCCGTGATGACAAGCTTATTAAAGATGATTCAGATTCTGTGCAAGATACGTTTTTAAAGGTCTTATTTGCTCAAAGAGAGCGGGAAGATATATCAAGGAGAACCAAAGCCGGACTTGCCAGGCGGGTAGCCATGGGGATGAAGCTTGGACGAAAACCAGGTGTTCAGAATTCCCATTATAAATTGACTGGAAAGGAACGGCTAATAAAAAAGATGTTTGAATACGGATATTCCAAAGCCGCCATTTGTAGAAGGCTGCAATGTAATCCGATAACTTTGGATAGGCATCTTATAAGGATGTGCTATTTTCTACCTTGTAATTGAGTTTTATATCTTTGCGTGAAAAATGATTTACGCGTATATTAGAGTCAGTACAGACAAACAAACGGTTGAGAATCAGAAATTTGAGATCGAGAGATTTTGTAAGATAAGAGAACTGCAAATAGACAAATGGGTGTCGGAAACCATATCCGGTACCAAGTCTGCAAAAGAACGGAAGCTTGGCGCTTTGCTGAAAAAACTTAAAAAGGGTGATACCCTTATTTGCTCTGAAATTAGTCGTCTTGGGCGTCGTCTGATGGAAGTGATGAGCATTCTAAACACTCTCATGCAAAAAAAAATCACTGTTCTGACTGTAAAGGAGAAGTATGAGTTGGGTAACAATATACAGTCTCAGATACTTGCCTTCGCTTTTGGTCTGTCAGCTCAGATTGAGCGTGATTTGATTTCGCAACGGACCAAAGAAGGTCTTGCCAGGCGTGTGGCTGAGGGACAGAAATTAGGGCGGCATAAGGGTGGGCATAACTCGCATTACAAGCTGACGGGCAAAGAAGGATTGATTAAAACTATGCTTGAATACGGATATTCGAAGGCTGCTATCTGTCGTAAGCTTAAATGCAATCCTAAAACATTGGATGACCATTTAAAAAGGATGCAATAAGTAATCGGATTTCAAATATAAATTTCTATATTTGCTTATAGAAATGCATATAAATACCAAGAGCTTAGTGGCGACTTATGTTGTCATCGAGCTCTTTTTTTATGTCCTTTTTCGAGGCTGTGGAAGCAATTACTTTTGCTGTCACGTAATGTCAGTGGAAAATTGTAATTCAACAACTTGTTTGATTTTGCCTGATGTACATTTGTGCGGTGTCGGACAAAGAAATGGTTATTAGTAGATTATTAAATGAATTGGTGAAATGGATATGAATGATTGGGTTATGTTGGTGACCGCACTCGGTGGCATCGAGGGCATCAAGCAGCTTATCAAGTGGTGGATGTCCCGTAAGACCAACGCGCGTATTGAGGACGCGCATGCTGATGTCGAGGAGTTCAAGGCATTACGGGAGTACAACGAGTTCCTGCAGAAGCAGCTTTCGGAGAAGGAACAGCGGTTTGTGGAACAGACTGACCGGCTCCGTAAGGTGCAGGATGAATTGTTTACACTGAAGGAGACTAATTCCGACCTGAAACTGGAACTGGCGCTTAAACGGTGTGAGAGAAAGAAGTGCGGTGATAGAGAACCGCAAAATGGGTATTAATTGAATAAGGAGGAAATAAGAATGGCTGACGTGAAGAAACTTGCACCGTTTATCCTAAAATGGGAAGGCGGTTTCGTGAATGACCCAGCAGACCTTGGAGGTGCTACAAATATGGGTGTGACTATCGGTACGTGGAAGTCATGCGGCTATGACAAGGACGGCGACGGTGATATAGACGTGGATGACCTGCATCTGCTTACCCGTGAGGATGTCGTTAAACGGGTGCTCAAGCCGCATTATTGGGACAGATGGAAGGCAGATTTGATAACAAGCCAGTCCGTAGCAAATATCCTTGTCGATTGGGTGTGGGCATCCGGTGCACACGGAATAAAGATTCCTCAACGTTTGCTTGGTGTTACTGTGGATGGAATAGTAGGTCCTAAGACACTTGCTGCGGTGAATGCCAGGAACCCGCGTGAGTTGTTCGACATGATTAAGATTGCACGGTTCGATTTCATCGAGGATATATGCCGTTCTCGTCCGGCGAACAATAAATTCAAACGGGGGTGGATGAACCGTATAAACGATTTGAGATTCGAGGAATGAAAAAGTTACCGTGGATATTAATTGTACTGCTGGCAATTGCTTGTATAGTGGTTTGGTTCCGTCCGCATGAGCAGCCTCCGGCTGAAGTTCGTGTAGAGACGAAGATAAAGACGGTTGTCAAGGTAGATACGATGCTTATCTCTGCACCGATGGCTGTGTTCTGGCGTTTCGTGCCGGATGATACGACACGGATAGGCGATACGCTGCTTCATCGCCGACAAGTAGTGTATTCAGACAGCTCGTATCGGGCTGTGGTAAGTGGATATGTAGACCCTCGGCTGGATAGTATGGTGGTGTATCCGAAGACTGTGTATCAGACGGTGACGAATGATATCTATCATCCGGTGGTTGTCAAGCCGAAAAGGAAGCGCTGGGGATTAGGGTTGCAGGTAGGATATGGCTATCCGGGTGGTTTTTATGTCGGTGGTGGGGTGAGTTATAATTTGTTTATGTGGTAGAAAAAACATACCTTTGTTGCTGTAGTAGTTTTACTTATCATTCATTTGATAAGTGGCCCCGGCTTCCGTCGGGGCTTTTCATATTTCATAATGTTAAATATCGCTTTTTACAAAAAATATTTGTGCGCACATTTGCGCACATCAAAATAAATGCTTATATTTGCAATATCAAAACAACAAGAAGTGGGGGCAACACTATAAAATCTGCAACAATGTTATGAAGACTCAAATTACAGACTTAATTAACGGTACAAGAGACATCCGTAGAGACTTATCCAATCCAAAGTACATTGACTGTCCGAAAGCCACATCGCATATTGGCTATGTTGGTACAAATTTTAAATTACGTGCTGAAATAGCAGAAAAAGTTATTGCAGAAAACCCTGATGGCATGGACGTTGAAATGTTCGGTAAGAAGTTCCATTTGTCTCGTTCATCTTCATTGTCCGGTAAGACGGTTTGGTTTTCTACAGAAATAACCCTTGATGACTTTATGCTGTTATCCGGCTATGCGGAAAGTCCATTCAGACAGAGCAAGGAGTCTAAATTTGTCCTGGAAATTAACAATGATATGAATGTACTGCTCCATAAGTGGTGTAGAGCCAATGATAAGGCTCAGATGAAGCATAGAGGGTATGATTACATTGACGAATCTTTTGTAACGATTTTATAAATCATAAGCTGCGCTATCGGCATGACGGGCGATGAATATGGAGAAACTTGTGAACCTTACACTTCCCGAATTTGCTTTTGTGGAGGGCTCTGAACACGAAAAGAATAATATACTGTCTGGCCGGACAGTAATACTGCATATACGTTCTGCAAGTGTGGTAGAGATACTTGATAGAGATAATATCTTCCTCACCGAAGGCACTTTGGCCTACAATTTTTCTTTTGTTAACAGCTTTGGCATTAAAGAGCCAATGGTTGCCACATTACACTATAGTGCCACACTTGATAAGAATGCAGACCGTGAAATGATTATCAAGGAAATTATGAAACCTGCCGCACAGTGGTACTGTGAATATGCCAAGTGGGAGGATGAGAATATAAGAAAGGAAGGGTGGAAATGAATGAGCGTGAACGGATAGGCGCATTACTTGCTCAAAAAAGAAATGAAGCCGGATTGTCAGTCCGTGCGCTGGCTGAACTTGCTGGAGTCAGCTATCAAAACATCACCAAGATTGAGAATGGTAAGTATAATGTCAGCATTGACATCTTATCCAAGATAGTCAATGCGCTTAATTGTAAGATTGATATTGTAAATATATAAAGAAAAGATATGCCAGAAAATAAATATGCTTATGACGAGGAATCCGTCAAGGCAATAATCGAATGGGCACAAACAGCCCAATTGCCCAAGGAAGTGACATTAAGCGAGTCGGAACACATCATCGACACCTCCATGTACGTCCACGCCAACATCTGCGACATAAACCAGCACTATCCGGACCCGTTCTACAATCCGGCGATTGACAGGTTGTATCGGTTGAAAGAATATATGGAAGATAATATGTAGGACTGTAGGAGCGTAGGAGGCTAATATTAGCCTCCTAATATAATACGCATCTACATATCTGGGAAATGATTCTTTATTTTATCACTATTTATCGCAAAATTCTTGCGGACATACCGTTCGGTTGTATCAATTGATTTATGTCGGAAGTGCCGCTGTAACTCCCATGTGTCAACACCAGCATTAACCAACTCTACCCCACCCGAATGTTTGAAACTGTACAATTTGTATTCAGCTGACAATCCCAACCTATTCCGAAATGCATTGAATCGATTTCTGAAGTTATTCTTTCCTAATGGCTTCACGCCAGGAACTCCCTTCGCACCGAACAAGTATAAATCCCGATTGTATTCATTCAGTTTTGCCTTCAACATGGCATTATATAATTGCCTGGGAATACACACATGTTCTGTCTGCCTATTCTTGCTTTTGTCTTGTGGAACTCTTATTACCTTGTTTTCAAAGTCTACATCTCCTACTTGCAACAAGCGACATTCGTTAGGGCGAATGGCACAATAATATTCCAACTGACAGACAAGTAACAACTGAGGATCGTACTTGCGCATGACAGCAATTATTTTTGTACGTTCTTGTTCTGGAATAGGACGTGGAGCCTTGTCCACCACAATACCGATATTGGGGATGTTAGACACAGGGTTATTCTTCAATAGTTTCTTTTTTATCAGATAGTCAAAAAAAGCATGAAGAATTTGGGCATATTTCTGAATCGTAAGCCTACTCAAGTTACCATCTTCAGCAATGCAACGAAGGAACTCACATACATGTTCCTCGCTGATGACACCCACATGTACCGCATCAAGCCTGCATTGCTCAGTCCATTCGCAGAATATGCGAAGTTTTGAACGATAAGTTTGGTAAGACTTTTCTGTAACACTGTTTTTTTTCCTCAAAAGGAACTCGGAAAGGTGAGTACGGATAGTCACAACACTCTCTTTCTCCCTGCCCCATCGTTCGGCATACTTCTGCACAAGCAACGCATCTTCATACGTCACCTTCTCACGACCAAATGGAGACCAACCTTCTTCCATCTTCGTTCGCAATTTCGCAATAATAGTATTGGCCAACTCATAGCGTTCTTCGGCAGATTTCAGTTTTTTAAATCCAGAATACTCTCGAAATCGCTTCATGTTTCCGGTATATGGATCTCTGACAGAGTATTCCACAAACCAATCTTTCGATAAGTCACCACCATTGTCGACCAAATGAGGCAACACAATAGCCATTTGTCTTCTTCCCATTTCACATTGTTTTTGTTGTTAATAGTTTGACGATTTACTAACCACATACAAAAACAGACATTTATATAATAGAAATAGACATTTATTAAATAAATAAACCGCTATAAATAAGCGGTTTATAATATTTAGTGGAGCTGGAGGGTGTCTCTCGAACCTTTTTATAAAATTTCACAGGATATCAAA